ACAAACGTCATGGCTTCGTTTGTCAGCTCGTTTTTGAATGGTCTCTCTGTTTTGGTTAACGTGGAATGTGTGTTGGCGCACACACTCTACGAACTGTGTACTGAAGTGATCACCCAACAACCGTCCGACACCATAAGTGCCATCTGTGCTGCTGCTGGGTCCATCCCCGCTGATCCCGTGGAGGAGGCCCTTCTGTTCACTGCCACCGACATCCAAACCTCTTTGGTTCTCGAGGATGACTTGGACCATCACATAATCAAGGAAGAGGTTGACGAGGGGAAGGGAGAGGAGGTTAAAAAGAAGCATGTTCGGTCCCGTGTTAATAATCGGGTTCCTTTTGCTGTCATTCTTGCACAAGCTGCCAAGGCCCACTTCGGTGGTATTCCAACTGCAAGCCGAGCCAATGAGCTCAGCGTGATGAAGTATTTGGCTAGCAAATGTGAAGAACTCAAAGTTACTCCCACACACACGAGGGCTTGCGTCACGAGAGCTTTCCCTCTTGTTTTTACGCCGGATGAGGACGACCTTCGAGTGTATCGCATGCTTAACTCTGAGAATGCTCGGAGTAGGCGTGATCAATACCTCGAAGCGAGGAAGATTCCGTCTTGGTGGATGCAACTGTTAGATAACCCCCTTTGCGCCCGCGCTTGGGTGCGTATGTACCGTCGATTCTGTGGAATGCCTGATGAGAAGGCGTTCCAGTTTGTTAAATAGGGATGCCTATCTGTCTCCCATGGTGTGGACACGAAAGTGTTCCGAGGGTCGCACCATATGATGAGGGAGGAGAGATGGGGTGGAAACCCTCCACCACGTAGATTATATAGGGTAGGGGACCTCTCTGATGGCAACAAATGGGGAGTTCATAACAATAGCTATGTTAATCTTAGGCGCGGGTTGATGGAAAGGGTCTTCTTCCTTGAGACCAAGGAGGGGTTAGTCCCTTGCCCACAACCCGCCAAGGGAGCGTTTCATCGCCTACGGCAGAAATACACAAAGAAGCTTGGTATGCTGATCGGAGTTCATTCCCCAGTCCCCAGGGACCAGATCCCTGGGATGTATAGGGGCAGGAAACGGACAATATACCAGCAGGCTGTGGACAGTCTTGCTGAAAGGCCATTAATTAGTAGAGATAGTTTGTTAAAGACCTTTGTGAAGTGTGAGAAGCTAAACTTCCAGAAGAAACCTGATCCAGCTCCCCGTGTGATCCAACCTAGGGATCCCCGATACAATGTTGAGCTGGGCAAGTATCTCAAACCCTTCGAACACGCTTGTTTTCGTGGTATAGATCGCCTCTGGGGTGGACCCACGGTGATGAAAGGATACACTGTAAATGAAATGGGACAGATAATTGCGGAGAAATGGGCCAAATTCCAGAAACCGTGCGCCATAGGATTTGATATGAAACGCTTTGATCAGCACGTTTCTGTGGATGCTTTAAAGTTCGAACACTCAATCTATCGGGAATGCTTCAATGCTCCAGAGCTCAACGCACTACTGAGATTGCAGTTGTTCAACAAAGGAGTGGCCTACGCTAAGGATGGATGTATACGGTACAGGGTCGATGGGAGGAGAATGTCTGGTGACATGAATACATCAATGGGTAACATCATTCTTGCTTGCTGCATTACGAAAGAGCTCATGGGCAAAATTCAATGTGAACTTGTCAATAATGGTGACGACTGTGTTCTGATATTTGAGGATTCAAACCGCCATGCTGTCGAGGCTATCTTGACGAAAGGGTGGCTTAGATTTGGATTCACCTGTATCGCCGAACCCGCCGTGACCACTTTGGAGAAAATCGAATTTTGCCAAATGCAGCCAGTCTTGACCGCAAGTGGGTACATGATGGTTCGGAACCCCCGTGTGCACATAAGCAAAGATGTTCATTCTACCACTCCCTTCGAAACTGTGCGTGATGCACGTGAATGGGCCTATAGCGTCGGACTGGGTGGATTGAGTCTCTGCCCCGGCATCCCCATCTCCCAAGAATTCTACCAGTGTCTCCTTGTCAATGGTCTCAGTAGCACATCTAGGTCCAAAATGCGACATTTCTTAGGTGATTACTATTTCAACTGGTCGATGCAACATCGTGGTTGCTATACACACATCACCGAAGAAACTCGGCATAGCTATCATCTTGCATTTGGCATTAGTCCAGACCAGCAGATAGCCGTGGAGGAGTTGTATAAGGACCGCCATTTGCACTGGGAGTTCACCCAGGATACAAAAGCTTTCAACGAACTTGAATGGATTTTGGCGAATCCAATACCACTGAATTAGATAAAACAAAGACGAACGTAGGCGTAGAGAAGAAAAGGAAAAGGGGCAGCGCCAAGAACAAGCTGGACGTTGCTCACAATAGCGTTGGGAAATCTCAGTCTCACGATTTGGTCGGTGCTAATTTTATCACAATTGCTGATAAAGTTAAATTCACAGTCCATCTTCATTTCTAGACCAACGTTGTGGTCCGTGCCACCCAATTTTCTTCTTACGATTGTTTTGTGTGTTTTCTTTTCGACAGCGTTTCGGTCACATAGTGACACGTACATAGTTAGTAATAGCTATAATCCCACCTCCGGTCAAGACAAATACATCAAGGTGAGTGTAGGCGATGGCGGCTAAGGATTCTCCCATTGTTAAAAGGTTGGCCGCCCAGGGGGTTCCCTGGGCAGTCAAATTGATGGAGAAGGACTGGCGTAGCTTGACGAAGAGCCAGAAACAGGCTGCTCGGGCAGCTGGTGTAGGTCCAGTCATACCTACATCAGTTTCTCCCAAAGTTACTCGATTGGTTGGGGGCAACCCTGGGAATGCTCGGAGAACCTCCGGTGATCCAGGGAACGCCATGAAGACCATGACAATAACGAAGCAGGAGTTTCTTGGTTCTATCCACGCAGATTCCCTGATACACTCCCTCACCTTGGACCCCAAGAACGTGCGTACTTTTCCCCACCTTAGTGCCCTTGCAGCTGGTTACAACAAGTATAGGTTCACCACGGTGCGCCTTCGGTATAGCCCCAGATGTTCGAACAGCGATTGTTCGTTCATTGCTGGGTTTACAACGGACTCTTCTGATGACACTCCGAGCAACAAATACCAACTCTATGGGTTGGCCACTAGGTTTGAGTGCCAGAGTTCCAAAAGCTTGTTAATGACTCCTCCTATTGATAAGGGGCTTAAGTTCTTACGGGATTGCACCACCGACGATTCAAAGTTGGTTGACTGTGGCAAGATATACTACATGGTTGATGGAAATCATGATGGAATCTTGGGCGAACTCTTTCTCGACTTCACCGTCGTTCTGAGTGAGCCACAGTACTCCCAGGTACAAACGCAAAAGCATGAAGGGTCCTCCTCATCTGGGCCTGGGCTTACCACATTTGAGAGGCGGGAACGTAACTGCGTTCTTCAATTCCAGTGTGCTGGGAAGTTCCTGGTTTCAATGAGAACTGCTCCAATCGGAGACGTGCGAGGATTGGGTGCCGATGCCGCTGGCATGCTGCAAACTAAGGAAGGCGATCACGTTCACTCGTTGCTTGAAGTGACCGCTAATGAGCCCATGGCATCCTTACTGTTTAGTTTTTCCAGTGCTACCGTTACTAGTCGCATTTACGTTAGTAGGATGTAGGCTAGCTGCTTAGATGTAAGAGATAAACATTTAAAAGTGGAGTGAGCTAACCTCAATTGCAAGAGTCAAGCCCTGGAGCGCCAACTCCCAGAAGGGGGCGAACCAATTGAGCACTCTCACACACACCAAAAAGATTTTCCCTTTTCTTTGTACAGGGTTGGTTTCACCTCAACACCATAAAAGATCCGGAAACGGTGAAGGGCTTGGTGTTTTGCTTTCTTGAAATAGGTTCCTATCATCAGGGACCCTATGCCC